GAGAACTTAACATGGCTATGATTGATGATGTGGCTAAAGTTATCAGTGACTTTGTTAAAGAGTATCGTACACTTCCAGAAGAAGACCGTCCTAAAGTATTGTTTGTTCTAGACTCACTAGGCATGATGTTAACTCCAACAGACGTTAACCAGTTTGAAGCAGGTGAAATGAAAGGTGATATGGGTCGTAAACCTAAAGCACTTACAGCACTTGTACGTAACTGTGTAAACATGTTTGGTACATTAAACTTAGGTTTGGTAGCAACTAACCATACTTACGCAAGCCAAGATATGTTTGATCCAGATGATAAAATTTCAGGTGGTCAAGGCTTTATCTACGCTTCAAGTATTGTTGTAGCTATGCGTAAACTTAAACTTAAAACAGACGCTGATGGTAATAAGACTACAACTGTAAATGGTATCCGTGCTGCTTGTAAGATTATGAAAACACGTTATGCTAAACCGTTTGAAAGTGTACAAGTAGAGATTCCATATGAAACAGGTATGAGCCCTTACAGTGGTATGGTAGATATGTTAGAAGCTAAAAACTTACTTAAGAAAGAAGGTAATAGTTTAGTTTATACACTTGCTAACGGAACTGTCATTAAGAAATTCCGTAAGGCTTGGGAACGTAACGAAGATGAATGCTTAGACAAAGTTATGAAAGAAATTTCAACTAATGCGCATCTGCTAAGTACAACAACTACCGAAGTTGCTGATGATGTGTCTGAAAACGAAGTAATTGAACAAGGGACTGAATAATGAGTATTGATGTAGAAATTTTAAGTGAAATGTGGCTTACTACTAAGGAATACATTTCGCAAAAGGATCGCCAAGCAGTAGCAGATCATGTGGTTAATGTTGTAGCAGATCACAGCATTACAGAAGCAGATTTGAAGAAGTTCGGCGGCACTGATGCTTACCTTCGACGTGCGGTTGAAGAATATCTAGGCGAAGAAGCTGAACCTGAAGACGACTACGATGACGAGTAAGTATGTGGTATAACAAAGTAGTACAAGATATTGCTAATTTACCCGATTTCATCGATTACTACACTACTGAACTAGATGTAGCCAAACGTGAAGTTAAGGTAAATGGCAATATTGAAAAAGGGCTAGCCACCTTGCCCGGAGTCACTGAGCAACGTTTCAATCAACTACAAGAGATTGAAGCGGTGCTTAACTTTCTCAATATCAAACTTCGCAAAATCCGTCAAGACCACTACAAAAAGTATCTCGAAGCCTACGCACGTGCGCTGACTAGTCGCGATGCTGAAAAATATGTAGATGGCGAAAGCGAAGTTATTGATATGGAAACAATCATTAACGAAGTTGCCTTATTGCGTAACAAATGGTTAGGTATTATGAAAGGGCTCGAAGCAAAATCATATATGATTGGACACATTGTTAGACTGCGCACAGCAGGAATGGAAGATGCAACAGTTAACTAATCCCGTAGACGAACTGTTAGCACAATGGGAGGAGATTAAATACGTTTCTTCTCATATTGGTCCAAATGATGATATTGACATATTAGATTATATGAATCGCAAAGGTGAGCTAATGGCCTATTCACAAGAACTTCGCTACGCAAGATTAAGTAACAATGCCGCAGACGAAGCAGAGTATACTGCAAAATTTATAGAAGCTTACACTACTTTTAGCAAAGACTTTATTTTTAGGATATTAAAAAATGGCAAGGCACGCACTTAAGGTATTAAATCAACTTAGGGAGTATGATAGCTTTCTCAACAGTTTACATACGATTGTAGATATGGGGTGTGGCACCGGCGAAGATATCACTTGGTGGGCTACTTTAGAAACACGTGACGATCCACCTGTTCCTTATAATTATAAATGCTTTGCTATTGATCAAGATGCAACTAAATTAGCACAAATACCATCTCTTACAAACATACATAGTTTTAATAGAACTTTTGATGAAATGTGTATCCCTATACAAGTCGATTTAATATGGGCACACGATAGTTTACAGTATAGCATTAATCCGATTAACACATTAAAATTGTGGAATGCACAAATGAATGTTAATGGCATGCTGATATTAAGTATACCACAACATTCCGGAATAACCGATGACACATACTATAGTCGCACACATAGTGGATGTTACTATAATTTTACAGTTACTAATTTAATTTATATGCTAGCAGTGAACGGATTTGATTGCAATGATGCTTACGTACTTAAAGAATTTAACGACCCATGGATACATATAGCAGTATATAAATCAACAGTTGACCCAATGGATCCTGCTACTACATCATGGTCCGATTTAATTAAATTAAATTTATTAAATCCGTCGGTAGTTAAATCAATCGAACAACATGGATATTTGCGCCAAGAAGATATCGAATACCCGTGGTTAGATAAACAAACTCATCGAATTGAATGTGTGAATCAAATAGTTGATAATCCAAGCGAAGTGACAAATACATATGACGGAATTATTCGTATAGTTAAATCAACTGTTGTTCCAATTATTAAACAAGGCAACATGGTAAAAAAAGAAACTGGCGTAATTTTACAAGAAAAAACTACACTTTGAGGAAACTCAAAAAAGTAAAAGGCTGAGCCTCAAAAAAGGAGTGTAATCAATGAATAGAGTAGTTCTTGTAACCGGCGGATTTGACCCCTTACATAGCGGACATATAGAATACTTCAAAGCTGCTAAACAATTAGGCAATATACTTGTTGTTGGAGTAAACAGTGATGCTTGGGTAGCTCGTAAGAAGGGTCGTGCGTTTATGCCTAGTACCGAGCGTATTGCTATTATTGAAAACTTAAAGATGGTCGATCACTGTATATTGTTTGATGACAATGACGGCACAGCTATTGAAGCAATTAACAATGTAAAATTAATGTATCCAAATAGCCATATAGTATTTGCCAACGGTGGCGACAGAACCCAAGATAATATTCCTGAGATGAAGTGTAAGGATGTAGAATTTGTCTTTGGGGTAGGCGGCCTAGAAAAGCGTAATAGTAGCAGTTGGATATTAGATGAATGGAAAGCGCCTAAAACTGAGCGAGAATGGGGTTATTATCGCGTTTTACATGACGTTTTGGGCTTAAAAGTGAAAGAATTAACCATCGATCCTGGCAAGCATCTAAGTATGCAGAAACATTATAATAGATCTGAATTATGGTTTATTGCAGATGGCCAAGCAACTGTGGGCGAATATAGTCGTGTTTATCCAACTACTATTCAATCACCACACTTACCTAAACATTCAACTCATCGTGTACCAGAAGAACAATGGCATCAATTGGCTAACCCTTACAATAAACCCTGTCGTATAATTGAAATACAGTACGGTGACATCTGTGTCGAAGATGACATAGAACGTCAAGCATAAATACAATACTATGAAAATATTTGAAGTTGTACAGACATTAGACGAAGGCGGCAAATCTAGCGGAAGACGCTATAACAGCGAGATTGCGGTATTATGTGCTCTTGCTAAAGTAGATATTACTAATTTTGACCCAACCAATCCAGAACAATCTATTCCAGCAGCAATATTCGATAACCCAGCAATTGCGTTTGCTGATATTAAAAAATTACTAGCACCTAATTTTGAACCGGACCTATTTCAAAGTTGGTATCAGACCGGAATAAGGCATGCTGCTACTATTGCTAATAAATTAGCAGAGTATAAAACTTCACTAGGGCAACTAAGTTGGGCAGGCGGACGTAATAAAGCAGACAATGCCGCTGATATTGGATTTGTAGGATCTCCGATAGCAGGTATCAGTATTAAAGCAGAAGGTGGTATTACTCTTGCTAATCTTACACCTAAAGCATTAGGGCTTACTCCGGAAAAAGGCAATGATATTTTCTATCATTATGCTCAAGAAGAATTCAAACAGATGAAGATTAACATTTTCACTGACTTACTCAATCAAGCAAAAGCAAGCCCTGGAGAAATTATTTCTCCACTGAGTGACAAATATACTATTATGTTTGATCCTGCTACAAACAAATACACATGTACAGGTAAAAAAACTATAACTGCGGACGCACAAGCTATTCTTAATAGCGTTGCTAAAAATTCTAAATGGCAACGTGTATTTGGTGATTGGTTTCAGGCAAACTGGCAACAAAAGAAAGAATATGCTACTCCATTGTTTACTAAGATTGCTAAAGAATTTGAAGTTACTATTGAGCAGCATTTACAACAAAGCAGTAGTTTAGTTAATATACTGCGATTTGCTAGCCAGCCGTATTTTTATCTTGGCACTAGTGGTTTATATTTTGTACCTACAGTTGATGAAGTACAGGACTTAACATTACGCGGATTGAAATACGGTAATCCTGATGGAACAGGTCAATTATTTGTAGCTCAGATCGGCCGTCCGGACAGTAAGGAATTTACCGAATTAGATATCTATGTAAGATATGCTAATGGTATGTTTGAAGCTAATCCTACTGTTCGCGTACAAACATTGCGTAATCCACAATTTATTAGTTGGGAACACTTGTAATTTAATTCAATTGACTGTATAATACAGTATGACTCTTAAACCTGTAAACGCACATCTAGATAGTGTTACTATTGCTGATATTGAACATCATAAATTAATTACGACTAAAGATTTAGATAAAGATCTAAATAATCTAAACAAGTTTGATGCTACTACTAATGCTAATAACTTTGCCGGTAATCCATTCTTGTATCATTTTCAGTTTAAAAACTTACTTAAATGTCGTAGACAAGATGGTAAAACAATCTATGACATTGCCACTGACCCAACAGAGTGGACTAAATTAATAGACAGTACCCGTCAACGTAATCGTGGCGGTAGAACTGCTGCTGGTAATGTGTTTGAATGTTTTAGAATTAATTTAGGCAGTATTGTTATGTTCAAAGCAACTACCGCCAAATACTTATATAAAAAATATAAGGCCAAAAGTGTATTAGATCCAACAGCAGGATGGGGTGGTCGTATGTTAGGTGCGTGGAGTTTAGATATTAACTACACTGGTATTGACACAAATGTAGAAATGAAGCCTGCTTACAATAGTATGATGAAGTTCTTAACTGAGTATACTGGATTTGAAAATAAAAACTTTGTTGTTGAACGTAACAGTAAATTAAATATGATATGGCAAAGTTGCTTGGATGTAGACTTTAGTAAATTAGACTATGATTTTGTGTTAACAAGTCCGCCGTATATCAATTTAGAGGTATACGAACACATGGAATTATGGGATAGTGATACCGCATTCTATAAAGAATTCTTTATTCCATTATGGGAGAAATGCTGTAAGCATATTAAGCAAGGCGGCCATGTTTGTTTTAATATCAGTCCTAAAATGTACGATGATGCTGTAAAAAATGGACTAACTCCATGTGATACCGAAGAAGATCTATTACAGCAAATGGGACAACGAAAAAAACAACTAACTACAGGTAAAAAGAAACACGATAAAATATATATTTGGCAATGTTAAGATTGACAAATTTTAACGTTGGTGTTATAATAGTATTTTAAATAATAACTTAGGTACATACTATGTCAAAAAAGATAGCGTCAGTTGAAAAATACAACATTGT